GGCTTTACATTTCTTTTATGCCTTACTCTCTTTTCTTTTACCGGCAAACTAAACAGGCGCTCGCGCTCTTCTTGTATCTGCTGGCTTAATGATTTGCCTTTTTTGAATGGAGTATCTATGCCAATTAGGTCATATACGATATTATAGTTCATGCAAAGATCTCCTCTTGCACTTTTGCATCAAATCTATTTTTAGCTTCTTTCAAATTTAGAATAGCTTGTTTGAAGTAGCTCTCTTTTAATTCTATCCCAATTGCTTTACGACCTAAACTTACAGGGCTATAAACTTCAGAACCAACTCCCATGAATGGAGTAAGTACTACTTCTTTTTGATTAGAATAAAGTTCTACTATTCTATCAATTACATCAAGTTGCAGAGGGTGTACATGTTTTTCGTCATCTTCATCTTTTGAATCTTTGAACGGCAAAACATTATCGATCCGGATATCATCCCACACTGAACTAGCGTATCTTTGCCATGTAAGATGTGATAGCTTATTTGCTGAAGGATCGCCGTCGTAGTCTTTCCATTTTTTTACAAAGTCTTTATAGTTACCGTATGTTTCTTTATGAGCTTCTAAGAAAGGCGTATCTCCAAAGTATTGAGTAAGTCCGCATGGATGAGTAACTGGCACTTGGTTTTCGCCTTCTTTTGTAAATATCAATACATAATCCGGCATTGCAGTAAAACACTTTGTAGAATCTTCTACAATAAATTTATGCATTAAAGATTGCACCATAGTACGCATGCGAACTTTAAGAGGTTCTTTCCATACGGTTATGCGATTGCGATAGTGAAAGCCGTGTTTTTCATGAATCCTAATTATCTCATGTGGAAAGTCCCATAGATAACATCTGTTATCAAATACATCCGTACAATGCACTGCAGTAATACGACCGGGCTTAGTTACTCGGGCTATTTCCTGAACTAAAAATGCGTATTGTTGTAGGAACTGCTCGCGACTTTCACAATTACTAAAGTCATTTTCATGTGATGAATAATTGTATAGTCCTGCAAACGGTGGAGAATAAACTGAAAGATCTATGCTATTATTTGATAAGGTTGGAAGTACATACATGCAGTCGCTGTTATAGATTGCATAGTTATCAGTTATTACTTGATCTTTAATCATAAGAAACTCGGTAAGGTTATAGGTTTATTAAATTCTTTATTTTCTATTTTGAAGTCTTGCGATGTTTGCTTTGTTAGGTTTTCGAACATTTGAATAGCACGATCTTTTTTTATCATTAGACTTTCCATTACCTTTGTCTGACCATCTGATAAAATAAGATCTACTGTTACTGGTTTCTTTTGTCCGAATCTCCAAAAGCGTCGTATAGCTTGATAGTATTGCTCGTATGAATATGTAGGAAAGTAAGTCGTATGATTGCAGTGCTGCCAGTTAAGACCAAAAGCGGTAATAGATGTTTTTGTAATTAGTTTCTTAATATCACCAGCGCTGAATCCTAAAAGTATTTCCTCTTTTTTATCTATATTCATATTGCCTTTGACTTCGACTGTGCTTTTGTCAAGTTCTCCGATTAGATCCGCTTCATCATTTAGATTAACCCAATAAACAGAGCACTCATAATCTTTTGCTTTCTCGACTGCTTTATTGCATCTCATTTCAAGCGTAGCTCTTACTTCAGCTTTAATCTCTTTGAATCCTGTAGCCGGCATAGCAAACATTGTATTTTGACCATCGATAGCAAGCGGATCGGTATTTTCTATTATCGTAACATTCTCGATAAGTTCTGGCAAAATATGTCGTTCATCACTGAATCCGAAGTCTGAAGGTTTTCGCATTGATATCGACCATGATGCTATCCATCGCCAAAAGTCTCTCTCTGCATGAGCTTTTAGATACCACTCTTCTCCCTGCCTTGCTTTGCTTATTTGTGATAACTTGGCTACATTGTTTTGATTATTCTTAAAGAACTTAGTTAGCATATCCATATAGCCAAGATATCCAAGAGCTTCAGAGCTCGTCCCTAATTCTATGTAATCGTTAGGACTTGGAGTGGCTGTAAATAAAAAACGATATTTGACTTTTTTTAAGAATGCAGTAATAGCATTTTTAGTAGCACCTTCAAAGTTTTTTAAGATAGAGCTTTCATCAAGAATAACACAGTCAAAGTCATTAGAACTAAAGTTTTCTAAACGCTCATAATTGCAGACTACTATTTTAGTTTTGAAGTTACCATCTTTGCTATACTCTATGTCATCTATGCCAAACTTTTCAGCTTCTTTAATAAATTGAAAAGCAACTGCAAGCGGCGTTATTATCAATACCGGCTTATTTGTTTTTTTTGCATAGTTTACTGCAATTGTAAGCTCTAAAATGGTTTTTCCTAATCCTGTATCTAAAAATACCGCGCATCTACCTTTTTTGATTGCATATTCGGCTACATAATTTTGATAGTCAAACATTTTATCGGGTAAAAACGAAGTATCTATGCCATAATCTATCGAGCTATGTTTTTTGCTCTCAAGAAACTCCTTATATGTCATGTTAATACTCCTTCATACATCTGCAATACCGGCTCTTCTTGCAGGCCTCGTACTACAATGTACTCATGTAAATAGTGAATCATATCGAATACCTTTGCATCATTGTATGCAGGTCGAATAAAGGTAAACTGCTGATAGTTCTTAAAGTTATCGGCTTCGACATCAGCGAACTCAAAAACCTTATAGGTAACAAACTTTGCGCCAAATATCTCACAATAAACTCGCCATTGCATCGAGTCTGCATAGGCATCGTATGAGATCGGGCTGTACTTGGTTTTGATCTCTACTACATCAAGTCCGATTAGTTGATCGGCTACACCGGTTACGAATATATCGCCGAATTTGGTACGATATTGGCGGCGAACTTTGTACTCGAATACTTTAGAGCGATAATCAATTTTAGAGCGTGCATGTGTAATGCAATCGCTTGTGAATGTACTTTCAAATACGCTCGGGTCTTCGGTCTGCAGCATCTCATGGAATGCCGTGCCTTTCTCCATCATTGCATTAGGTGGATCGAGCCGTAGGAGCTGGCGCTCAAACTGATCGGGAGAGAGCGTGCCATCGATAAGACGGCGATAGCTCTCGAGTTGGGTTGCGGATATTTTGATCATAAGCGCCCCTCATACTTAATTGAATAATACGCATCTGGATCACAGAACTTGCCGTGCTTATGGCCATCTTTATAGGCTTGCAAGATTTGCTTGCGCTCTGCTTCTACAAGCGCATCGAGTTCTTTTTCCAGTAGCTTAATCACTTCACGCGCTCTTAACTGCTCTACTTCGCCGCCGTAGGCTACGGGTAAGCGGTGCAAGAGCTCACATATCACAGTCGTCTTTCTCATGTATGCACTCCTGATTGTACATGATAATTTCACAGATATAGAACATGTCCTTTTGAAAGCGGTCGTACTTCCATGAATCAACCGTTTCAAAATCAACTGCATAGTCAAGTATTTCTTCATTAAGGCTTAAAGCTGCCCATCCATGGTATCGGTAGGTATTCATTTCAATACCTCCAAAAGCATCCAAACTGCAAGCAATATACCTAAGCAAACTGCACAGCTCAAAATGATGAACTCAATTAGATTGGTTAGTATCCGGCGCATTGGTTTTCTCCATGTTTAGTAAATGATTTATTGCAATATAAACTACACTTGCTTTAGACATCTTATGCTTAACGGCATATTGTTTAATTAAGTCGTATGTTTTGTTATGCACCTTGATACTTCTAAACTCGCTTGCGTTTGTATTCGGCTTTTGTTGCATGCCGAAAAGCTTTGTTACAAAATCTAACATTATGCTTCCTCTTCAAATCGTAAATAATAACATCCATCTGAGCTGGTTTGCATGATTGCAGTAAGCTCGGTAAACTCTTTAAGTGCTTCATCTATAATCGGCTGTGCAGACTTCTTATCTCTGAACTTGTAAGAGTTCTGCAAGTATTTGGCTTTTGCTTCCGGGCTTCCTTTGGCTATAAACTTTACACCGGTTGCTCTATTGCCTTTATCGATAAGAGTGAATCTTAGATCGGGATAGGCTTGCTTGATTGCACATGCAAAGTTCATAGCAGGTCGCATCGACTTGAACTCGAACTCCTTTTCAATGATCTCTTCATAGGTTAAGCCTTTATACTTCTTTGGGATAAAAAGACTTTGCATATTCGCTATGATAAATTCATTCAGCTCCTTTTGGCCATTCATTTTGCCTTCTCCATAAATTGCTTGCTCTCGGTATTCCACACTAGCCCTCTTTTGCTAAAGGTTTGCACTACACCTGCCCATACAGCACGCTTCACTGCATCGTTTAAGCCTGCTTTGCCAAGATCAGCGACAAACTTATTCGCATCCTTTGCGGCTTCGGCTTTCTTTACCCAATCAGCTACTATTGCTATTGCATCTTCTTGCTCTTTAGATCGCTTTGCGATGGCATTCTTTGTATGCACAATGATGTCAGTAAGTTGCGTAGTCATTTCATGCAACACTCCGATCTGAACGGGCGATATCTCTGCGCAGTTCTTTGCAGTTACGGTATCGGATAGGTCAAATGTTAGCACTCGCTTATTGCCAATGGTGGTATAGTAGCCTACAAGGTCGCATGCTTGCATCAAAAGGTCGTATGAAGATCCTGGAATAAGCGGTCGCTTGATTCTTACGTCGCCTTCTTCTTTTTCTTTGGCATGAGCAATAAAGATCA